ATTAAAGATATAAATGCTAGAAAAGGTAGCTTTAGTAAAACATTTAAAATACCTGCAACAAAAAATAACAATAGAATATATAAGAATGTTTATCTTTCTAATAGTACAAGCACAAACAATGTTTTAAATAAAAAAAACTGTAGAATATTAGTAAATAATATTTTTGCTATAGAAGGATTATTACAGTTAAATGCTATTGGTGGTGTAGATAAGCCTGAGAATTATTCTTGTGTGTTTTATGGTAACAATATTAGTTGGGCAAATAAAATAGATGAAAAACTTTTAAAAGATTTAGGTACAGATGGTAGTGGTTGGGATAGCTTAAATGGCAAAACAGGTACAGGATTAAAAATAAATAAAACAAGCATAGTAGCTACATTTAGTGAAGATAATGCTTCAGGGTCAAGCCCTGTTGTTTACCCTGTAACTTCTTATGGTGATTTTAACCCTACAGGTGAAAGTCAAACGCTACAACTTTTAGATACTGCTTATGACGCAGGACACGCAGGAGCAAATGTAAATTCTGTAGGATATGTCGGTAGTGTGAGTAACCCAAATAGATATAATACACCTGAGCCTGTAGTAGATTGGAGGCCTTGTATTTGGGTTTATGATATTTTTAAAGAAATATTTACACAAACAGGATATAAAATTTCTTCTAATTTTATTGAAGGCAGTATGTTTAAAAAGTTGTTGTTTTCTCTACCTAATTTTAAATACAATAATGCAGGAGACAGGTATGATGCTAATTCTTTAGAGTCTTCATTTAAAGATAGTGCTTTTATAAAAACATTTAATTATAGTGCCGCTAATACAGGGTCGGTACAAACACAAAATTATTTTGTAAACCTTAATAATACTTCTGCTAATTACGAATACACTTTAAACACTTCAAGTTTTAATGCTAGTACAGGGGCTTACACTATTCCTGAATTTGGTTATTACAATATAAATTTATTAAGAATGGGATATATATATAAAAATCCTGTTTTTAATAACAGTCAAAGAATTACAATAACAAAATCTGTGTTACGAATTATAGTAAAGACTGTTGGAGAAAATCATTGGAGAATATTGGCTCAAACATCAACCTCTCCTGAAGTAGAAATAAGAAGTAGTAACTCATCAACACACGAAGGACGAGGTTATTTTGGTAATGAAATAAATGATGATGCTAGATATTTTTTAAACAAAGGAGATATAGTTAGAACACAACTACACGTTAAATTTAAAATTTTATTATTAGCAGGAGGTTCTTATGATGCTTCTTTTGATATAGAGCTTTATGGCTCTCAAGAAATAAATCTTTCATCTCCTTCAGCAAATGTCCCTAATGGTAGATATGATATAAAACTACAACCTGAGTATACTGCTTATGGTCAAACGTATAATTTAAAAGATGTAATTAATAAAGAATACAAGCAAATAGATTTTATAAAAGGAATTGCTCACGCTTTTAACTTACAATTTTCTACTGATGAAAGTGCTAAGGTTGTATATATTGAGCCTTTTGATACTTTTTATAAACCATTAGCAGAAGCCGTAGATTGGACATACAAAGTAGATAGAAGTAAAGACTATGTAGACACTTGGATAAAATCAAGTTTAAAAAGAGATTTAATTTTTAAATATAAATCAGACGATAAAGATGCAAAAGTTAAACAAAGGTCTATAGATTATTTTAAAGAAATACAAGACGAATACCCATACTTTGAAACTTTAGATGATAGTTTTGAAAAGGGTAAGGCTGAATATGAAAATCCATTTTTTGCAGGTACTTTTAACGCAGGAGATGTAGATATATCTTCTAATCCTAATCCACAGCCATATATAGCTTGTGTATGGCAAGAAGCGGAAGGAAATGTATACTTGTCTCCAAACAGCACTACAAGGCCTGACAAGGGATTTGATTTTCAACCAAGACTTTTATTTTGGAAAAAATACAGCCCTAATTTATCAGGAGCAACTTGTTTAAAATATGCAGTAGCACAAACTTGGGATTCTACATTTAAAGGCATATTTGCTGACCAAACTGCTATTAATGTTATATCAACATCTTTTCCACAAGCTACATCATACAATAGAGACGATAGCAGCTCGCCTGTTTTATCTTATGGAAATGTTTGGGTTAGAGATTATGATGACGCAAATAATACTTATAGTGCTTATAGTGTAGGTAATGGCTTATATCAAACTTATTATAAGCAAATGATAGAAATGGTAAAAGAAAATCCAAGAGTTAGAACTTTGCAAGTAAATTTAAAAATTAAAGATATTATTAATTTAGATTTAAGAAAATTAGTTTATATAGATGGTGATTATTGGAGAATAAATAAAATATCTGACTATGCTCCATTAACAAATAAAACAACAAAAGTAGAATTAGTTAAGTGGATTAGCTATGGTGGCTTTGCAAGTGACGAACCAACATTAAACCAAAATGATGGTAAATGGAATAATTCAACAGGAGTTTATTTTAGAAATATATAAGTATGGCAGAACAAAGAAATCAAATAAATAACGGTGGTGTTCCAAACATAAGTGGATTAGAAGTGTATATGACCGTAACAATTAGTGGTGAAGATTTTTTAATACCTATTGTAGCTGAAGATGATTATGGTAATGCTCATCAAGTATTAAGGAGAAGTGTAAATAACATAATAGAGGACGACGAATAATATGGCTAAAGAAGATTATCCTAAAATAGTTCAAGGGCTTACAAGAGCGGGAAAGTTTTTTAGAAAAGCTTTACAAGACGAGCTTGAAGAACAAGAGCATATTGCTTCAAGAACTCTGTATGAATCTTTTAAAATAGAAATTAACGAATTTTTTGGAAGTTTGTTTTTAGATATTGTTTCTGATGTTAGTTATATGAACTTGGTAAATGAAGGCGATACTGACGGTGTTGTGGTAACTGAAGATAGAATACTAGAGTGGGCAACATTAAAAGGAATAACATTTAGCAACTCTAAAGATAAAGAAAGATTTGCAGAGTCTGTTGTAAGACAATTAGCATCACAATATTTAACTAAAGGAGGAGAAATGGTTGCTCCTAGAAGATATAATTTTATAGGTTATGCTTTTGCAAGAGCAGAAGATTCAGGTATAATATCAGCAATAGAAAATGATATATATAAATCAATAGAGGCAGAAATAGGAACGGTTTTTACAGGCAAAGTAATACAATTAACAATAGCATAATATGGCATTAAACAAAAAAGTAGCAATAGAGGTTGAAATTAAAAACATAGAAAAAGTTTCAAAGTTAAAAAAGGAACTAAAAGATATGAGAGCCGAAATGAAGGCTACAGAAGAATTGACTGCAGGTGGAGTTAAATTAGGCAAAAAAGCGGCTAAGCAATATAGTAAAACAGCAACAGGTGTAAAACATAAATCTGCTGAGTTAAGAAAACTTAATAAAGACTTAAGAGATTCTAACGATAATACAAAAAAAGTTACTAAGTCATCTAATGGTATGGCTAAGCAAATTATAAAAGGAGCTGCAGCTATTGGCGTTATTGTTACTGCTTTTAGAACTGTTAATAGGATTGTTTCTTCTATAGTTACAACTTTTACTGAGTTTGAGTTTGTTATGGCTAAGGTAAATGCCATTTCAGGAGCTACAGAACAAGAATTTGTTGCATTAAATGCGTCAGCAGAAAAGCTTGGTAGAACAACATTTTTTACTGCAGAACAAGTTGGACAATTACAACTTAACTTTTCTAAGTTAGGTTTTAGTGCAGAAGAAATAATGAACGCACAAGAAGCTACTCTTGCATTAGCTACTGCTACGGGTAGTGATTTGGCTAGGAGTGCTACTGTAGCTGCTTCAGCCATTAGAGGTTTTGGTTTAGATGCTTCTGACACACAAAGAGTTGTAGATGTTATGGCTGTATCTTTTGCAACATCTGCACTTGATATAGAAAAGTTCCAAACTTCTATGACTAAAGTTGCTCCTATTGCTAAGGCGGCAGGATTTTCTATAGAAGACACTACAACTATAATGGCAAAATTAGCTGATGCAGGTATTGAGGCTTCTATTGCGGGTACATCTTTAAGAAATATTTTACTTAAAATGCAAGACCCTTCTTCTGATTTAGTAAAATCATTTGGAAGAACAATTCATTCTTTAGATGAGCTTATACCTGCTATGAAAGAATTTAGAGAGGAAGGTGGAAGTATGGCTGATGTTTTAGAAGTAGTAGATTTAAGACAGGCTGCTGCTTTTGAAATTATGTTAGCAGGTTCTAATATTTTAACAGAATACAGAAACAATTTAAAAGGCTCATCAGGAGAGGCTCAAAGAATGGCTGATATTGTTGGTGACACTTTACAGGGTGCTTTTCTAAAATTTAAATCTGCACTACAAGGCCTTTCTATATCTATAATGAAAGATTTTGCTGATGGGTTGCAAAAAACAGGAGAAAGATTAGCAGCTTTTGGTAATTTTTTATCTGATAATAGCAAAATTATTACAGGATTAATAAATCTTGTTTCGCTTCTTACAAAAGGTTTTCTTGCGGGTTATGCAGCTTTAAAAATAACTACAGTAGCAACTAAACTACAAAGTTTAGCAACCGTAGCTCTTGCTTTAGCTACAGGTAAGGCAGATTTTGCAACAAAAAGACTTATTGTTAGTATGAAAAGTTTAAGAGGCGCAATAGCTAGAACAGGATTAGGAGTTCTTGTAGTTCTATTAGGAGAGGTTCTTATAGGTTTATATGATAATATGAAAGCGACAGATGAATTAGCCGATTCTCAAGATGATTTAAATGATAAAAAACAAGATTTTTTAGATTTATCACTTAAAGAGTTAGCGCATACTAAATTGGTTTCTGATGAAAACATAAAAGCTTTAAAAGAAGGTATAAGACTTAGAAAAGTAGAAAGATTTGACCTTGAAGAAAGCTTACTAATGAAAAGAATTACTGATGAGTTTGAAAGAAAAGCAGCAGAAAATAGGGTCAAAGATTTAACTGACGAAATATATACTTTAGGAGTTAAAATAAAACAAGAAAAAGATATACAAAAATCAAGAGAAGAAGCTGATAAAGAAGAAAAAAGATTAAAAAATGATTTAATAAATATAAAGCAAAAAGAGTTAGAAATAGCTCAAAAAATGCCAGGTACTACAGATTTAGAAATTGCTGCAAGACATAGAAAAATTGATGCAATACAAGAAGAAATTGACAGGCTAAATGAACTAGGCAGAGTAAGAGAAAGTACAGCGACTACTCCAATGACTTTTGAAGAATATAATAAAGCTTTTATAGAAAATCAAAAACAATTAGAAGAAAATCAAGTTGCATTAAGTGATGAGTATTTTAAAGGACAAGTAGAAAAAGCACAAGAACAATTACAAATGTTCCAAACTTTTTCTGACAGTATATTTACAATAATTGGTAATAATGCACAAAGTCGTTCAAGGAGAGAACAAAAACTTTTAGAAGAAAGAAAAGAAGCGGGAGTTATAACTGAAGAACAATATGAAAAACAAGTAGAGCAAGTACAAAGAAAAGCATTTGAAAGAAAGAAAAGATTAGATATTGCACAGGCTATTGTAAATGGTGCATTAGCTATGACACAAACTGCAGCTAATGTAGGGTTTCCACTTCAATTTGTTTTTTCACCTATTGTTGCTGCTATGACTGCTGCACAAATTGCAGTAATTGCATCACAAAAATTTGCTGATGGTGGTTTGTTAGAAAAGTTTGCTAATGGAGGTATGGTACAAGGCAAGTCACACGCACAAGGCGGAGAGAAGTTTGCAGTAGGCGGCAGAGTAGTAGAGCTTGAAGGCGGTGAGGCTGTTATAAATAAACGTAGTACAGCTATGTTTAAAGGACAGCTATCGGCTATGAACGCAGCAGGTGGTGGTGTTAAATTTGCAGATGGTGGCTTAATGAATATGCCTTCTTTTGCTAGCTCACAATTTAATGCAATAGGTCAACAGAATATGATGGGCGCAATGAATACAAGTAGTAGGGTAGTAGTGGTTGAGGCTGATATAACAAATAGCCAAAATACTGTAGGTTTAATAGAGGCGGAAGCCACATTTTAAAATATAAACATATGTTTGTTAGTAAAAAAGTAAAGCAAGATAGATTAGATACGTGCAAAAAGTGCGATTTTTATAGAA